CAGCCAGGTTATGTGTTTAACATTGATAAATTTGCAAACAACGATAGACAACTTGTGATAGTAGTTGAAGGGGTGTTTGACGCAATACTTATAGATGGCATAAGTATATTAGGAAACAACATAACCGCAGAGCAAGCACACTTAATACATCGATTAGGTAAAAGAGTGATAGTGTGTCCTGACAGAGACAGTGCAGGTAAAGAATTAATAGAACAAGCAATAGAGTTAGGGTGGGAAGTTAGTTTCCCGCCATGGGAACTCGACATTAAAGACGCCGCTGATGCTGTAGCCAAATACGGTAGACTGAGCACAGTAGCAAGCATAATTAAACATGCTACAAACAACAAAATAAAAACGCAAGTGAAAATGAGGATGTTATGACAGATATTGTTGATTATACTGATGACGTACAGGAAATGTTTCTTCGCTTTTTGATAAGCGATGCAGATCTATTTGCACGTTGTCAAAATATAGTTGAGCCGCAATTTTTCAACAGGAAGTTTCAGCCTGCGGTTAATCTTATTAAAAGTCATAGTACAAAACACAATGCCATGCCCACAGTAGATCAAATTTCGGCTGTTAGCAAACTGGAAATAGAACCTATAGAAAACGTTACCCCGGATCATCACAATTGGTTTCTCAACGAATTTGAAACGTTTTGTAGACACAAAGCATTAGAACAAGCCATTATTGAAAGCACAGACTTGCTGGAAAAACAAAGTTATGGCGAAGTAGAAACCAAAATTAAAACAGCAGTACAAACCGGACTAGTTAAGGATTTAGGGCTAGATTACTTTGCTAATCCTAAAGAACGTCTTGAATGGATAAAGAAACAAGCAGGAGCAACCAGCACAGGCTGGCAAGGTATAGATCGTAAATTATATGGCGGACTGAACAGAGGCGAAATCACTATATTTGCAGGTGGATCAGGTGCAGGCAAAAGTTTGTTCTTGCAAAACTTTGCTGTTAACTGGGTGTTAGCAGGACTTAATGTAGTGTATGTAAGTTTAGAACTTAGCGAGCAGTTGATTAGCATGCGATTAGACGCAATGGTCAGCGGATACAGTACTAGAGATGTGATGAAAAACATCGACGATGTAGATCTCAAGGTACGTATGAAAGCAAAAGGCGCAGGTAGGTTGCGTGTTAAGCAAATGCCCAATGGCATAACTGCAAATGATCTGCGTGTGTTTTTACGAGAATATGAAATACAGTGTGGCGAAAAAGTAGACTGTTTGCTAGTTGACTACTTGGATTTGATGATGCCTGTTAACGGCAAAGTGAGTGCTGAAAATACATTTATCAAAGATAAGTTTGTAAGTGAGGAGTTGCGTAATTTAGCAGTAGAAAGAGAACTGTTATTGGTAACAGCATCGCAGTTAAACAGAGGTGCAGTAGAAGAAATAGAATTTGACCATCATCATATTGCAGGCGGCATCAGTAAAATACAGACAGCAGATAATGTAGTAGGCATTTTTACCAGTAATGCAATGAGAGAACGTGGTAGATATCAAATACAGTTTATGAAAACACGTTCAAGTGCTGGTGTAGGCACTAAAGTGGATTTAAAATTTGATCCTGATACCCTTCGCATTGAAGATTTGGAAGAAGGCGACGAAGATGCAATGACTATCACCACAAGCACACTGGTCGATCAACTTAAACGTAATAGCAGTATTAAAGCTGAAGAGCAACCAGAAAAAGATACTGTGTCTCAAGCACTAGAACTCAGCAAGTATTTGAAAAACAATAACGACTTCTAATTGATAAATAGTGTTAAGCCTTAGGAGTTCGCTGTGAAAAAAACACGCAGTATTATAGAAGAATTGAGCCTCATTTCGGTTGACCGCGATAGAAACCATGTTGTGGAAAATCGTGGTGAGCATCTAATACAAAGCATCATTCACTTGGTTGAAAAAATTGAACTTTACTATAACGAAGAGACAGCAAAAGATTTGTCTAACAGAATAGTAAACAGTATCAGAGCAAAAGATCCGTCTAAATTCTCCCGTGGCATAAAGAAAATTATAAAAGAAAGCCAGAGAGATGACGATGACCTATCGTAAAGATATCCAAACAGCAGAATACTATATTCAAATTCAAGAAGCACTTAAAGAATTACCCGAAAGTGTAATTGAAGACTTGTCTGCTGTCCATGCGGAGTTAAAAAGACTCGACGAAGCAGCTCTTTCCGGTGAACAGATACAAGCCGTATTTGCTAACATTGCTAAAGAACGTGGTCAAGGTGGCGATGTAAATAAAATTGCTAAAAAGTTAGCGCCAGCAATGCAAGGATTGATGGACAATCTAATGAGCAGCAAGGCTGCAACTTTACTACAAAAGATTGGTAATGCAGTTCCTATAGAAAAACTTAACACACTTGTTAAAAAACTTCCCGAGCCAGCTGGCAGTAAAGCAAGCACTATTGTGGATGCTATACGTTCTGGTGCTGAACAAATTGAAAATGACGAAGATGTAGCAGCCTTTAAAGGGTTAATGCTCACTGTTATCACAATAGGTATGGGCGCACTCGGAGTTGGCGGTCCAGCTGCACTAGGTGTTATTAGTAGTGCAGCATTATTTAGGGTTGTTGTTAACTCAGCAATCAAGGCCGCGGCAGGCGGCACAGTCAAAGACATTGCAAAAGGCGCAGCTGTAGACCTTGCTAAAGCGGCCGCGGCAGCACTTGCTGGTATGGCGATAAACAAACTCGGAGAATTTGTTAAAGGCAGTGCCGAAGAAGCAGGCGCAGCGGCAGACAAAGCTGTTGAAGCAGGCAGGGCCTCACAACAAGAAATAGCGCAAACACCGCCAGAAGAATTAGTTCAATCTGGATATACTGCAACAGGATTTAAACTTCCGCCCAATTTGGAATTATCAGACTACAACGAAGCAATATCTAGTATAGCTAATCCTATTGTTATGAACGGAGGCACATACGATTTAGACGCAATAAAACAAGTTGCATCAGAAGCATTGAAAGCAAGCGGCGGAGATCTAGACGATCTAAAGTGGAACTTAAACAGGTGGTTAATTCGTCAAATGGGATATGCTGTTGGTAGTCCCGATACTACACAGAACACGTTTGATCTCTTTGTATCAGCAGGATTACAAGGTGAAGGACCGCTTGCAGATTTAGCATCCGCAGTAGCACAAGAAAGTGTTATGCATCCTGAGTGGATCACAACACTAAGTGAAGAAATTGGTGTTGAGTTTGATGAACTTGCTGAATCAGTAGGACCGGAAGTTGCTGTGTTTGCAACACTAACGTGGTATAACAGTTGGGTAAAAGAAAATCAACCCATCATCGAAGGTATGCAACATTTGCAACAATATCAACTAGTTGAAAATGTAGAAAAAACAATCAAGGAAGCACCAGCAATAGGTGATATTGCTAAAAAAGTAGGTGGCGCCTATCGTAAAGCAACAGGAGCAGTTGGTAAAGTTGCAGGCAAAGCACTTGGTGGTGCTAAAGCTGCAGCTGGTGCTGCAAGTAACGTACTAGCAACCGGTCTCGGAAAATTAGTTAAGCCTGTTCTAAACACAGGTCCTGCGAAAGCATTTACCAATAAAATACAACAAGTAACTGGCACACAGTCTGCTATTGATCCTGCTAAACTGCAACAAGACTATGAAGCAGCAGGTAGCCCAACTGACGATGCAGAATTAAGTAAGTTTTTGAGTAAAAATGCAGGCGCAACCAAAGGTGAAATTGACTCTGCGTATAAAGCATCTGGTGTACAAGCACAGGCACCAGAAGAACAGCCAGAGCAAGATGCAGAAGAACCAGCGGCTACAACGCAACAGCAGGGCGCACAAGCGCAAGAGCCTGCACAGCAAGGTCAAGACAGCGGTGCTACACAAGCAGGCGCACAGGGTGCTACAAGCGGTGCTGCAGGCGCTCCAAAAGCAGGCGCCAACCCACAGCCAAATGCAGTTAAGCAAGGTGTAAATCAAACACAACCACTTAAAGTTGGCGACACTGCTACATTCCAGAAGAATAAGTTTAAATGGGACGGACAAAATTGGATTGGACAAGATGGACAGCCAGCTATAGGCAAAGAAAAACAAGAGTTAATGAAATCTAAAGGCTTAGATATTACCGGAAAACCCGCAAAGCCTGGCATGATGCAAAGAGCTAAAGATTGGATAGCAGGCAAAGATTCCGGATACGGACAAGCGACACGAAGCGATCCTAAAGCAAGTTTAGGTAAAAAAATTGCAGGCACATTAGGAAGCATGGTAGGAGGCGCACTGGCTGGTGGCAAGCCTAGTGCAGAACAACCTGCACAAGCACCACAATCAGCACAAGCACCGCAAGCACCACAAGCAGGTGCAGAACAACCAGCTGGGAAAAAGCCTCTGCCCAACGTTACAAAATCAGAATATTCTGCACTACAGAAGCGCACAATGTCAGGTGACGCCGCAGCCGCAAAAGAACTTGTTGATAGATTATCTAATGCAAACAGCAAAAACTATGATATCAACGACTATGCTAACAGTATTGGTGCCATACTTAAAAGATCTAACATAGATGCAAACTTAAAAACTACGCTCACACAAAAAGCCAGAGCATTACGCACAGAAGCATATCAGCATTTAACTAAAGTATTAGAAGCCGGCGGACTAACATGGTCTGATTTAGGCTATCATGCAGTTATATCAGAATCTAATAATGATACAGTATTGCTTGTTCCTGTATACGATGTTGATATGTATGAAATGAAACAACTAGCAGGAATATAAATGAGATTTGTTGAGATTTCTAAACCTTTAGTAACGCAAGTTTTGTCTGAAGGTATTGTTAGAGAAGCTAAGGAGGGAAAAAACACTCACCTTGAGCATCTCGAAGATAATATTTTTAACAAAGGTTATCCTGGTGCTAAGGAAGCAATCAACTACTTGTACAGTTTACATGAAATGCTAGAAGGACATAGCAGTAAAGCATTAAACATGACCACAAAATGGGACGGTGCTCCTGCTATTGTTGCAGGAAAGGATCCTGCTACTGGTAAATTTTTTGTTGGCACTAAAGGAGCGTTTGCTAAAAATGCTAAATTAAACTTTACCGGCAAAGATATAGAAAAAAATCATCCAGATGGTGTCGACAAAGACACAGGCGAACCTAAAAGTGCCGAGGGCTTAAGAACTAAATTGAGATCAGCACTCACGCATCTAAGTAAATTAAATTGGGACACTGTGGCGCAAGGCGATTTGTTATTTTTAAGAGATTCTCTTAAAACAGTAAACATAGATGGCGAAGAATATATTGCATTTAAGCCAAACACCATAACTTATGCTGTGCCAACAGACAGCGATTTAGCAAAACAGATTCAATCTGCTGAAATAGGTATTGTGTTTCACACTGAGTATCCGGGAGGTCCCACTCTAGCAGATACAAAAGCAAAATTTGGATTCGACAGCAGTGTGTTAGGCCAAGCAAAAGGTGTTTGGCACAGAGATGCTACTATCAAAGACCTCAGCGGAACAGTTACTTTTACTGCTGAAGAAAGTGCAAACATAATGAATGCAATCACAGAAGCTAACAGTGCGCTAGGCAAAGTAGATAGCGAAACTTTTTCGTGGCTTGACAAAGGGACAGAATATATTACCGGTGCTAAGTTTGTAGATCAATTGAAAGCACATGCTAACAATCAAGTTAGAGCAGGTGACTTCGGAAATCCTGCACAGTTTGCAAAAGGATTTATACAAAAGTATATTGATTACATGCAAAAAGAGATTGCAAAAGTATCTACACAAAAAGCCATAGACAGAAAAACAGAGTTAATGGTACAAGGCGTTAAGTTTATCAAAGAACATGTACCACAAATTGTTGCCGTATATGGTTTATACTTAAAAATTATTGAAGCAAAAGTACGCATAGTGCGTAAACTAGAACAAATACGTCAAATACCAACATTTGTTGAAACTGGCGATGGATACGAAGCCACCGGTGAAGAAGGATTTGTTGCAGTTGACCGTATGGGTAATGCTCTTAAACTAGTAGATAGATTAGAGTTTAGTCGATTAAACTTTGGTAGCGGAAAGCCTGGGGCATAAATGGAACTCGAATTTATAGATAAAGAAATCAGCGAAAGCAGGCTTTATAGAACCAGCAGTGCTATGAGCAAACTCAATGGCAGAGATGTTGCTGATTTAGCATATCTCAATACCATAGCATTATACATGATGTTACAAGACGATGCACAGCACGAATATGCAAAATCTTACGCAAATCAAACTATAAAATATGGAAATTATAATTTATTTCGCACACATGCAACAGATTTATACATGCTCTGTCACGTGTTAAATAATCCAGAAGATGCAAGTCTAGACAGTAAATTTGAAAGTACCAAGTTTATAAAAACATTAAGTTTCGACGAACTAAAGCACATTAGATTTTTAAGAACTTTGTCAAATGCTGCTGACAGCAATAATCAAGCAGTTAGTTACTTTTTTAGACTAGAGGCGCAACTTAAAATAAAAAATCCCAAGTATACTCAATTTAGAAGATACATTACAAATTGGGGGAATTTAAAATACAGCTCTAGACAACTAGCAGTTACTAAAATATTACAGGAAA